GTCTCCCCGGAGTTGGCGGCCGGGGCGGTGCGAGCGCTCCGCGGGGCGGATCCGGTGCTGAAGAAGGCGAAGGACATCCTCCGCGCAGCGTGTCTTCCGCTGCTCCCCGCCGACGACCCGGAGGTCGCGGCGGTCCTCGAGAAGATCCACGACGGGAAACGGATCTCCCCGATTCTCCTGTGCCGCAGCCCTCGCGGGCTTGTCATCGCGGACGGCTACCACCGGGTGTGCGCACTCTACCGACTCGACGATGCCGCCGAAGTTCACGCGCATCTCATCTGAAAGGACCTGATCATGGCAACTTATCCCTCCCAGCGGTTCGCGAACGGCACACCGTGGGCGAACCTGTTCACCGATCCTGGTCTGACGCGACCGGCGACGATCACGGACGTGACCGGCAAGCCGATCCCGCAGAACCGTCTGGTCGCGTCGGGCGGCTCGTGGCCCGTGTTCACGTACGCCGGCTCCGGTCCCCTGTACTACCGGCTCCCGGACGGCAACGTCGATCACCTGCTCCCGTCGGCGACGTACACGGCGACCGCGATCAGCGGGTCCCGTGGTGGCGCGACCGCCGCTGTGCTCGCGAACCTGCTGCAGGCGCTCGCCGCGCAGGGCATCGTGATCGACAACACGACCGCGTGATGGACGGCCAGCCTGCCCGCTACGTCCTGGGGATCGCCTATCAGGCTGGCCGGGACCCGCGGATCAAGAAGGGCGCCGATGGTGCCCGGGATTTTTTCACCGCTGAGGAGTTGGAGCGCGCGGCCTGGTGGTTCGCGAAGTCGGACCGTGAGGTCGGCATCTTCCATGCGGACGGGACGACTGGGGCGGCGGAGGTCGTCGAGTCGTACGTCTATCGAGGGCCCGACTGGGTCGTGAAGAACGTGGACGGCGAGGACGTGGTCGTGAAGGCCGGCGACTGGCTGCTCGGCGCCGTGCTCGACGATCACTCGTGGCGCATGTATCAGGACGGTCGGATCACCGGCTGGTCCCCACAGGGTTCCGGCCGACGCCGTGACCCGAACAGCCCCGGAGGTGCGTGATGGGCGACATCGAGAAGGACGACTTCACGGAGATCGTGGACGCGCGTATCGGACGGGTGGATCTCGTCGGCGGTGCGGCGAACGGTCACCGGTTCCTGCTGGCGAAGAGCGAGCAGGGGATGATTCCGGCCGACATGGTCCGGGAGTTGCTGGAGAAGGCCGACGCGGCCGAGATCGAAGGGACGGCTGTCGTGGCTGAGGAAGTGGAGAAGGCCGACCTGGAGGTCGGGGATCTGATCGAGGACGGGTCTGCTGGTTCGACGGCGGACACGGCGCCTGGGTCGGCTGACTGGGAGGAGAAGGACGGTCAGACCGCGATGAACGCGGTCAACGTTCTCACCCGGGTCAAGGAGGTCCTGTCGTGGCTCGCGGGTCGTGAGCAGCAGGAGGCCGCCGCGGGTGACTTCGACGGCGACGACAACGCCTGGGACCTCATGGACGCACAGTCGGCGATCGACTGCGCGATCGATCTCGTCGCACCGTACGCGGTGGGCGAGCAGATCGAGGCGGAGATGTCGGAGGAGGCCGAGGGTGTGCTGAAGGCTGTCGCCGAGCTCAACCCGCGCGCGTTGGGCATCGCTGAGTCGGCGCATGCGATCGTGAAGGCCGGCCGTGTGCTGTCCACCGCGAATGAGTCCGCGCTGCGTGATGCGGCCGCGTCGATCGAGAAGGTGCTCGCGTCGCTCCCGGCCGCCCCGGAGGTCTCCCCTGAGGAGGCGGCGGTCGCTGAGGTCGCGAAGGTCGAGGAGCCGGCGGTCGAGGTCGAGGTTGAGTCGGTCGAGAAGGCTGACGACGCGCCCGAGGCCGGTGACGAGGATTCCGAGCTCGCGCTCGTCTACGACGCGAACGGCAACATCCTCGGCGCGTGCGACCCGACCGCGATCACCCGGTTCGCCCCCACCCCTTCGGGGCAGGCGGCTGAGCCCGTGAACGACAAGGACCCGGAGCCGGTCGGTGCTGAGCCGACGTCCGCGGACCTGAAGCCTGCACCGGCCGCCGCGGCTGGTACGGGAGAAGAGCCTGCACCGGCCGCGCCGGTGGAGAAGGGAACCGACGAGCCCGCCACCGAATCGGTGGACGAGCTGCTGAAGGGGCTGAAGGGCGTTGAGGATCCGCGGGTTGCCGCTGTGATCAAGGCGCTGAAGGAGTCCCAGGAGCAGGTGGAGCTGCTGAAGTCCCTGCCCGCGATGCCGAAGGCGATCGCGAATGGTGCACCCCGCCCGGTCATGCGTGGCCAGGACGACGGTGCACATGTCGATGGTGAGGCGGTCGCGGATCTGCGGAAGCAGGCCGCGTCGCAGGACGTCCGGAAGCGCGAGTCCGCTCGCGCCGAGTTGGACAAGCTCGCCGCCGCACAGTTCGAAGCGATCCGCCGTTCCGGCACCCCGCTCGGGCAGCAGTAACCAACCCAACCAACCCCCTCAGAAGGAGACGACATCATGTCGAACGCTCTCGACGAGACGACGATGGAAACCCTCTCTGCGATCCAGAAGGCGCAGACGAGCGGAATCCTCGAGTCGACCGGTGCATGGTCTTATGACCTGACCGGCCTCGTCAACCTCATCCCGGTGGTCGTGCCGTTCCGCGACGGCCTCGCACGCGAGCAGGCCCCGAACGGTTCCCCGTTCGCGATCTGGCGTGCATTCATGAACATCACGAACGCGCAGCCGTCGCCCTTCATGGGCTTCGACTACGCCGCGAACGAGGTGCTCTTCCAGGAGCAGGACTTCCAGGCGAAGTACCTGCCCATCGGCATGGCGAACCTGGTCACGCAGGACGCTTTCGACCTCGCGAAGGGTCTCTTCGACCCGTACGCGAACGCGACGTTCCAGACCCTGAACAACGTGCTGATCGCGGAGGACAAGGCGCTGATCGGTGGTCAGTCGTACGCCCTCCCGCTTCCGTCCGCGCCGACGCTCACGCAGGTCGCTTCGGGTGGCACGATCGGTGCCGTGCAGGTGTACGTCGCCTGCGCTCCCCGCACCGCGGAGAACTACTACTGGGGTGGCAACGGCCGCGCCGTGTCGGCGAACACGACCTTCGCGTCGGGTGCGACGAACTCGGTGACGGCGTCGCTGTCCGGGGCCGTGAAGGGCGCGGTCGCGTACGACTGGTTCTACTCCGCGAACGGGTCGACGTGGTACTACTACACGACCACGACCACGTCCTCGGTGACGATCACGAAGGTGATCGCGGCGAACCAGGCGATCCCGGCTCTCCCGGACATCTCGTCCATCGTCCCGACCATTTCGACGGCCGCGGACAACGGGTCCGCTGACCCGAAGGCGTTCGACGGGTTCCTCGCCTCGCTGACCGGCGACTACACGGGTTCTGGCCAGTTCGTGACCGCCGGCTCGGCGACCGCGAACGGTGCCACGTGGGTCGACAACGGTGGCGCTGCGCTGACCCTGTCGGGTGGCTCGGTGACCGCGTTCGAGAACATGTTCCTGTCGATCTGGAACGTTGCGAAGACGTCCCCGACGGCGATCATGGTGAACGCGGCGCAGGCGCAGGAGATCGCGAACCTGATCCTGTCGCAGCCGTCCGCTGTCACGTACCTGAACACCGACGAGGGTGGCCGCGTGAACGCGACCGCCGGCGGTCGGATCGGTCAGGTCGTGAACGCTCCGGCGAACACGGTCGTCCCGATCGAGGTTCACCCGTCGCTCCCGCCTGGGACGATCGCGTTCCGCACGGACCGTGTGCCGTGGCCGCAGTCGAACATCTCGAACGTCCTCGCGGTGCGCACGCTCCGCGACATGACGCAGTTCGACTACGCGACCGCACGCATCGCGGCGACCCTCGGCGGCGGACCCCGTAAGGAGTTCGAGATCCGCTCGGTCGAAGCGTTCATCAACCGCGCACCCGCGGCGATGGGGCTGCTCACCAACGTGGCCTAGTCCACGACACCAACGCAAGACCCTGCGGCGCCCCGACGGGCGCTTTTTTGTTGCCCTCGGGGCGCCGCAGAACCAAGTCCAGGAGGACAACCATGAATCTTCACGCCCTGCGCGACATTGTTCGCGTCGATCACCCCGTGTACGGCCCCATCGATGTGGATCCGGACCTGCAGACCGTCAACGTCCCGGAGGATCTGGCGGCTGAGCTGCTGAACATCCGGGTCGGTGGCGTCCCCCTGTGGGAGTCGGAGGTCGATTACGACCGCCGCCGTGCGGTCGCCGAGCTTGAGCGGAAGCGTGATCCTGCGCAGCAGGCGCTGCTGCTGGAGAAGCTCGTGCAGATCACGGCGCAGAACGCGGGCGTCAACATCGACACCCCGGTGCCGGCGCCGCCCGCCCCGGTGATCCCCGCGGTCACTCTCCCGCCCGTGGATCCGGCCGCCGAGTTGGCGAAGGTTGCCGCGCAGGCCGAGGCGAGGGACTACGAGGCGATGGGCCGCAATGACCTGTCGGCGCTCGCGTCGGACCGTGGTCTGAACGGTGGCGGCAGCAAGGCGGATCTCGTGCAGCGTCTGCGGGACAAGGACGCCGGCGAGAAGTAGGCGACGGTCCTGGGGGTCTCATCCTCCTGGGCCCCCAGGACCTTGATCTGTAGGGGAGGCTGTGGTGGCTACACCGATCGTGGCACCGTATGTGCCCACGTACGCGGCGACGCAGCCGTATGCGACGGCCGCGGAGTTCAACAACTATCCGACCGGGGTGAACTCGTATGAGATCATCCCGGGCGCGTCGCAGCAGGTGTTGGCGGACACGCTTGCGCAGCTGCTGATCCAGGCGTCTTCGGAGGCTGACGGGATCTGCAACCAGGTGCTGGCGTGCACGACGGAGGTCGAGTTCGGCCGCCGCCGCGTCGATGCGTCGGGGTTCCTGTGGGTGCCGACGAACCAGTTCCCGATCGTGGAGGTGGATGCGTTGTCGGCAGGGGTCCCGGGGCAGATGTCACTGTTCTCGGACCTGTCGCAGGGTGCGTTCCCGTCGCGGAACACGTTCCGGATCCCGTACAACGGGGCGACGGATTCCGGTTGGGTGGACACGCAGATCACCTACCTGGCGGGGTACGCGAACGGGCTGCTGGCGTCGCCGGTGTCGGCGGGTGCGTCGTCGCTGGTGCTGACGAGTGTGCTGGGTGTGCAGCCGGGTATCGGGTTGCGGATCTACGACCCGGGGTCTTCGGAGACCGTGACTGTCGCTTCGGTTGCCGGGTCGACGATCACTCTGGCCGCGCCGTTGGCGTTCAACCATGCGGTGGGGACGGGTGTGTCGGCGATGCCGGCCGCGATCCGGGAAGCGGTGATTCTACTGACTGCGGTGAAGATCAAGGCGCGCGCGTCGGAGTCGACGGAGTTGTCGTCCCTGTCCGGTGGTGTGTCGGAGAAGCCGGACACGCAGCCGGAGCAGTTCGAGGCCGCGATGGACCTCCTGGCCCCGTTTGTGAGGGTGTGACGTGGGCGCGGCGTCGGTCCGTGCGGCTGTGACGGCGTTCCTGAGGGCACAGTCGATCCCGGGTGTCGGGCACGTGTTCTCGGAGTGGCCGTACTACGTGGCGAATGCGACCGCGTTCGACAAGAACAACCCGTCGCTGCTGGGGCAGTGTGCGCTCATGGTGCACCTGTGGCAGACGCACGAGTCACGGATCTCGCTTCCCGCGGTGACCGGGCAGAAGGCGCGGGTGTACGTCGTGTCGTTGGGGATCTTGTACCGGTACATGATCCCGAACAACGCGGGGGTGCAACCGGATCAGGACCTGTGGGTTGCCGGGTTGGACGCGATCATCGACGGCCTGCGGGTGGCGATCGAATCGGACCCGAATTTGGGGAACGCGGCGGTGATCTGGCAGGCCGGGCAGGAGCCCGGGGACCTGTCGACGGAGATCGATTTGCCTGTCCGGGACGGCGGGTACGTCCGGATCCTCGCGCGCATGGACATGCACGTGACCGAGATTGTGACTGCCTAGGAGGGCACCGTGACGACGTATCTGAACGCCGGGGACTTCCCGGTGGCTGTGGGGGGCCTGATCGTGGGCGTGAACGCGTCTGTGGGGCGTGTGGAGCGCGACGACCCGCTTTCTGAGGAGTTCGACCGGGAGGGCACGTCGGTGGTGCTGTTCCCCGGCGACACGGTCGACACGGATGTGTCGCTTCTCACTCGTGTGCTTGTCGCGCTCGACGAGCACGGCAACCCCGTCCCGGAACCTGTTGAGGTTCCCACCCCGAAGACCAAGCGCTCGAGCGCGAAGAACCCCCTCGCCGACCAGTCGGCGCCGACCGAGACGGAGTAGCCGATCATGGTGAACACGTTCGTTCCCGCCAACCTCCAGTGGGTCGGCGTTGCCAAGGAGTCCACGTACGGGACGGCAGTCGCCGCACCGACGCTGACTGTCCCTTCCGAGTCCCCCCAGTACCACCAGGTGCGCCCGCCTCTGAAGGACCAGGCGCTCCGTGGTCTCATGGGTGCCACGTTCCAGCAGCTGCAGGGCCTCGTCCACGATGAGTTGTCGTTCAAGACGTACGGCTACATCGATTCGGTGTTCTTCTTCCTGCGGTCGGCGCTCGGCTACCCGGATGTGATCACGGGCGGCGCGGACCCGTACACGCACAAGACCGCCCTGCAGAACACGGGCAACAACGGGCAGCCGGCGTCGTCGACGGTGTTCTGGACGGACGGTGGCGGCAAGACCTGGCAGATGCCGGGCGCGCAGATCGCGGAGGTGAAGATCACCGCGAAGGCGGACGCGATCTACCAGCTGGACGTGAAGTACGTGGGTCTGCCGTCCACGATCATCACCGCCCCGACGAACACCCCGTCGACCGCGATCCCGTGGCCGTCGTGGAACTCGACGCTGTCGATCGCCGGCACGGGTGTGACCGTGTATTCGGAGCTCAGCGTGACGGTGAAGCGTGCGACGGAGATGATCCCGACGATCACGGGCACGCAGATCCCGTACGCGATCTTCGTGGGCGCGGCGACGGTGACCGGTTCCCTGTCGGCCGTGTACCAGGGGTCCACGGACGTGCATCTCGTGGAGTACCTGGCGAACACGCAGCCGGTGCTGCTCGCGAAGACCGCCCCGGTGGGCGACGCCACCCACTACCTGCAGTTGCAGATGTCGAAGGTCGCGTATGACGACGTGCAGATCTCCGGCTCGAACAAGTGGATGGAGTTGAAGGCCACGTTCGAGGCGCTGATGAACACGACGGACGCGCTCGACGGCTTGCAGTCGCCGATGCAGGTGCAGTTCCTGACACCGGTTTCGACGGCTATTTGATCACCCCCGGGGTGCTGGTCCTGGCGCGGACCGCACCCCGGTGTTTTCGCGCGCCACCAGGAGGAGACACATCATGAGCGAGGACCTTTACCGCACCGAGGTGCGTGGTGGAGAGAACACGGATTCGGGGATCCGGACGACGGCGGGGTCGGCGGAGTGGTACGAGCCGGCGCAGCTTCCCCCGCGGCGGTCGCGGGAGTTGAACGCGTCGCAGCAGACGACGGGGCTTGCGTTCGCGCGGGTCGCTCAGGCTGCTACCCGGGAGGCCGCGGACCACGCGGACGAGAAGGTCACGATCGGCGGCCGGGAGTTGTCGCGGTCTGACCTGGACACGATGACCGCGCTGCGGTCGGACGACATCCTCGCGATGACGGAGTTGAACGAGCTCGCGGCGGTGACGTACCTGAAGTCGTGGACGGTGCGGAAGGTCGACGGTCAGGCGGTGCTGGATCTTCCGGCACCGAGGACGATCGACGATCTGCTGGACCTGCCGCGGGAGACGTACGACGACCTCATGACCGCCGCGGCGCGCATCGAGGTCGAGCTTCGCCGGCAACCGGGCTTCACCGCGGAGAGCGCAGGCGACCCGGACTCCCCTACCGACGCCTCCGCCGACTAGCGGGCGCGCTCGACGGAGGCAACTGGAGCGACGTCGACACGGTCACGGTGCAGTGGTACGCGGAGTACCGCTACCGGCGCCGGTTCGGCGGGTCTCACGACGAGTACCTGGACACGCCTGGTGAGGCTGTCGCTTGGTTGAACAGCATCGACGGGGTTGTCGAGGAGATTGACGCGAAGCGGGAGCGTGAGCGCCGTGCGAGGAATGGATGAGTTCGAGGCGGCTATGGCGCGGATCCGTGTGCAGACGGAGGCGGCGGCCGTGGAGATGGTCGCGGCGGGGTCGATGCTGCTCGTCGCGCACGCGCAGCAGAACTTCCAGGGGTCGCATGCGCGGGGTGCGGCGCATGTGGGTGGGGCGATGCCGAACATCGTGTCTGGTGATCTGCGGCGGTCGATCGCCGCGGACCCGGTGACGCATGTTGGCCCGGGTGTGGTGCGCACGGAGATCGCCCCGCGCATGGTGTACGGGCGTCGTGTCGAGCTCGGGATGAACGGCGGCGGCTACCCCTTCTTTCAGCCGGGCGTGGAAGCCGCGATCCCGGAGATCCGGGCACGGTTCCGGGAGATCGCCGCGTCCCGCATGAAGCCTTCCTGACCTGATCACATGAGGGGGGTCTGCTGTGGCTGACGAGAAGCTTCCCCCGCTGATTCAGGAGATCCGTGTCGACGCGGCGCAGGCCCTTTCGGAGCACTCGCGCTTTGAGGACTCGACGAAGCACATGGCCGAGGGCACGGTCGACGCGAACGGGCGCATGCGGGACGCGCACGGCCGGTTCGTGTCGACGGTCGCGCATGGCACGGATGAGCTTGAGGGTCACAACCGGCGCGCGCACGGCTCGTTCCTCGAACTGGTGGGCGGCCTGGGCGCCGCGAACCTCGCCGCGGATGGTGTGGAGAAGACCCTCGAGGGTCTGCACAAGGTCATCGAGACCGGGATCGACCGGGCGAAGGATGACGCTCAGATCAACTCGCAGTTGGCTGCTGGTCTGACGTCGACGGGTGGCGCGGCGGGCACGACCGTCAAGGGCATGGATGACTTGGCGGAGTCGATCGCCCGCATGTCGGGGCAGTCGGCGGACTCGATCGGGAAGACCGAGTCGCTGCTGCTGACGTTCACGAACATCAAGAACGTCGGCCCGGACAAGATCTTCGATGAGACGACGCTCGCTGCGGCGAACATGGCGGCCCGTTTCGGTGGCGATGCAACACAGTCCGCGGTCCAGCTGGGTAAGGCGCTGAACGACCCGGTGAAGGGCATGACAGCCCTGCGCAGGGTGGGTGTGTCGTTCACGGCGGACCAGACCGCGCAGGTGAAGGCGTTGCAGGCGTCCGGCGACATGATGGGCGCGCAGAAGATCATCCTCGGCGAGTTGAACACGGAGTTCGGGAACTCCGCGAAGGCCGCTGGTCAGACCCTGCCGGGTGCTATGGCTCGAGCGAAGGAGTCGTTCGAGGAGATGTCGGGGAAGGTCGTCTCGGCGCTGCTCCCGGCGATCACCCCGATCTTCTCGAAGATGGTGGACCTGTTCCAGAGCATGGCCCCGCACATTGAGAAGTTCGCGGACATGTTGGCGTCCGGTCTGGAGAAGATCGGCCCGATCCTCGCCCCGATCGGTGCGGCGATCAGTCAGGCGTTCAAGGCCGCGGAGCCTGCTCTCGCGTCGTTCGGTGGCATGTTCAAGCAGCTGGAGCCGACACTGGCGCAGCTGATCCCTGTGGTCGCGAACGTGATCCAGCAGATCAGCCCGTTCGGGATCATCTTGAAGGCCCTCGGGCCGGTGTTGCCGCAGATCGCGTCGACGGTGGTCACGTTGGCGCAGACGCTCGGTGGTGACCTGGCGACGGTCCT